AAATATAAAAGTTGAAGCTAACGAATATGAACATTGGACAGTAAGTCCAAACGTATTAACGCTTATATAAAAGGGAGGTTGTAAATGACTCAGTATGAGTTTATCTATTTGATGTATCACATGTGTATAGGATTCATCTTGGTTATTGGATTTGTATATCTAATGATGGGATCGTATTACCTATATTTAAAATGGTGGTACAAAAAGAACACGTTTAACTTTATCAAAAGGCTAGAGCGTGGCGAAGTATTAGACAAGAATAATATATTTGGAAGGGATCTAAAAAATGATTTTTTTAAAAATATATAGAAGTCTAAGACAACTAGAAAAAAATCAGGTAACTTTGATGAAGCATCAACAAGCAATTGTTGAAAAAATAAATTTATTGTTGGAGGGCGATAATGGTAATCAGAAACAATCCTGAGATTCCACGATACAAAAATAAGCATCTATGGAGATATAAATTCTCTTATGAGAATGCTTATTGGGGTAAAAGTTTCTATGAAATAGAAACAAAGAATGGATTTCAGATTGCTGAATACTATGCAGATAACAATATGAGATGGGATGCTGCGACTAATCTGCAGTATCTAGGTAAGGAAAGGATAAAATAATGGACTTAAAAGACTATGTAAAGGTCGATGACCTTATTTTAAGAATGAATAAAGACTATCCAAAGGGGAGACTCATAACAGAACTAGTAACTCAAATAGGGGATCTAGTTGTTTTTAAGGCAACCTTTTATGATGGCGATTCAGAAGCTATATGTACAGGACATGGAGCAGAAAAGATTGTCAGGGATAAAAAATTAGAGAAGGCGGAGAGCGTTGCAAGAGGCAGATGTCTTAGAGTATTGTTCTCAGAAAAGCCAACGTTTGAAGAGATGGAGGATATAGCCACAAACAGCACTAATACCGCTAAAAAGGGCTATAAAGAGCCAAATATGACCAAATCTGAGCCAAAATCTAACATTAAGGAGCAAATGGCGGATCTTGGTATTTCAGCAAACGATGTATCTGAATCTAAAAGACATATCAATGCAAATATAAAGGAGCATGCTTTAGCTCTTTGTAATCAAGATCTAGACAAAGCTAGAGCTGTAACAGCAGAGGCTTTAGGTACTTTGAATATAGGAGCAAAAGATATATCTATTAATAATCTACAAACTATAAAGAATAAAATCCAAGATATTGTAACCTTTAGTCAGGTTGACGATAAAGGAGAGTGATGTCTGGTTGGATTCAAGTAGATATTTCATTATTGAGAAATCCAAAATTGATAATATTTGCTAAAAAAAACAAATTGTCTGAGATGGAGGCAGTTGGAGCTTTAGTAAAGATATGGGCATATTCTTTTGAGTATGGCAAAAAAGCAGGGCATATTCCTCATCCTGATTTGTTGTCTGAACAAATATGGGAGGGCAACGATCTTTTAGAAGGGCTTGTGGAGGCAGGCTTTATAGATAAAAGACGTAATCAGTACTTTGTACATGACTGGGAAGATAAATATTCACAGTTAGATAGGTATAGAAAAATGAATGCCAAAAGACAAGCAGAGTATAGACAGCGACAGGCTGAGGAAAAGGCAAATTCAAAGTATAAAAAAATTATGAAAGACCTGCATGGATTTGATCCTGATGAATAACGTTATAGTAACGTTACGCACTAAAAATGTAACGTTACAGAGTAGAGTAGAGAAGAGTAAAGAATAGTAAAGAATATAAGTAAATTAAGGAGGTTGAAAAGGATGATATTTGGTACAACAACACCAGTCAAACCTTTAACAAATTTATCTAGTTTTAAAAAAATTAGATATATATTAGAAATGGAAGGGGAGCTGTGCAGTATAGATCCCGAATTTGATAACGATACTATTAGAAAGGCGGTCAATAGGCTAAATAAGCACTTTGATGCAAAGATATGGCGTGAGGCATGTAATTGCATAAATGCAGCTAAACAACCGCTAAATAAAGATGGTACACCAAGAAAGCACAGCAAATATTTTAAGGATTGGGCAGTATGAAAGAATATACAATAGTTGTTATATTAGAGAAAAAATATAAAGCTAAAGACGTGCAAGAAGCAAATAAACATTTTCAGCATGATAAATCTTTATTTCATCCTAAATGGAAAATAAAGAATGAAATGTTTTTAAGACCACAGCTAGATCCTTCAAAGGCAGAAGAGGAATAAAGCTCTTGTTTATAAAAAAAGATAACAGTGCCTTAGCTAAACAATTGATAAAGCATTTATTTAAAAATCCAATCAATGTTTTATTTTATGTAAAAAATTTAATTTTTAAATATGATAAAACACCTAAAGAATTTAGATTGTTTCAATGTGTTTTTTGTAAAGAAAACTTTGTCTTTCCTTTAAAAAGTAAAGATTACACATTTTGTAATGATTGTTGGAAAATGATTTAAATGCTAGATCTATTATTAGGATGCAGTTTACTATCGCTTGTTAGTTTCAATATAAATGAAATTAACGACATACCGCTTGTGGTTGAGCAGTGTGAGATAGTAGAAGAGGTGCGTGAGTGGATTCCGCTAACAAATATCCATTTTAAACAGGAGTCTGCTTTCGCACTAGTTGTGATGTTTTGTGAAAGCTCGGGATATAAAACTGCAACTGGTGTAAATAAAGATGGCTCTATTGATCAGGGACTCTTTCAGTTTAATGAGAGAACTGAGCGTTGGTTAGAGAATGATATTTACAAAAGGGATCTTGATATGTACGATCCTGTCACGAATATAAAAGCTGCGAGGTGGCTTTCATACTATGATGGATGGCATCATTGGAATAGTTCAAAGCATTGTTGGGGGAAGTATGACAGATAAACAAAAAATACTGAATAGATTAAATCAAGCTAACCATAATTATGTATGTAGCTCTGTATTTTTACGAGAGGACTATGTAAAAGATTATGCTCAAAGGATAGCCGATCTCAGAAATCTAGGTCATAAAATTACAGGTAAGAAATGCGATAAAGAAGGTCATAGTCATAAAATGAATATGTATAAATTGCTAAGGGATGATGTTACACTTTTAGTAGATACAATATTTGGAGCAGACAATGACAATGGCATCGGAGGAGTTCAATAAGGGCTATAACACGATCCTTAGCTACTTAGAAAACTCTGAGCTTTTAGGCAGGGTTAATAATATATTATCAATTGAGTCTAATACCTCACCATTTCCAATAAATGACATAGAATTAAATAAACATTTTGGTGGGCTATCTTTTGAGTGTACTGTACAAGATACTTCATCTTTGTGGACAGTAACTTATAATTTTAACGATCTATTTGATGTGTTCGCAGCATCGGTAAATAGTATGCAATTGTTTAATAATGTTTCAGGAGATGATTTATTAAATATATTTTTTTCTATTGCTATGGAAGTAAAAAGTGATGAGGATGCTTTGTTGAGGTCTGCAGTAGATGATAGATTGTATCGTAAAATTGCTAAACGTATGCACTACAGGGAACTTGCAGATGAAACCGACTTTTTCAAAGAATGAAAAAATAAAGTTTGTCGAAGCAGGAACAGACTTTCTAGATCCTCCAACTCAAGATATTTTATGGCGATATGGAACAATCCAATTTGAAATAAAAGGAAAGTATGGTGCTGTAAAGTATGCAATCAAAGAAAATGGATCAAAAAACAACATCAAGATTTCGAGATATTTAATATTTAAAGTACATTAGATATATGGCTGACAACAATGGAATGACTCAAAAAGAGCTTCTCATGCTTGTGATCGAAGGTCAAGAAAAAATCAACGACCGCATAGATCTACTGCACGAGAAGGTAAATAGTAAAGTATCAAAAACAGAATTTTTTAGCTATATGGGAATCGTTATCTCGTTGGCAGTCTTAATGTCAAGTTTAATGTGAGGTATAAAATGGACTGCTGTGGACAGGGCTGTTGTTCAGGTGGATAAGTAACGTAGTATTTGCTTTATGTTTGGTGATCCCAACCATAGTTTTAGCAGATCACGTTCCAACTCAACCACCTTATAATCAATCTATTGCACTAGATACGTCAACTGGGGATCTAACTATTGGGATCTATTCCTCAGATGGTTTTGAAGATAGTCCACCAGAAAAATATACAATATGGTTTACTATTAGCGACTCTGCAATAGATACTTCTAGTGCATACTGTGTTTCGACCTCTTTTGGTCATGGGCAGAATTTGACGTGGCAATATTACGTTTTTTCATTAGAGGATCTGCAATATTACTTTGAAGTTCCAAATGGTACATTTAGGACTCAAATAAGAGCAGATAACGATACAGACAACAGTTTTAGTACTTTGACAGCAGAGCAAACTATAAATATACCTGATCAATTACCTTTTACTAATTTAGGGAATTGGTCTGCACCAAGTGATACTTGTAACGATACATCTACAACGACCACTACTACAACCTCAAGTACTACTACTTCAAGCACAACTACAACAACTGTTCCTGATACAACTACAACTTCAAGCACTACAACTTCAAGCAGTACAACAACAACTACTACAACAACAACTACTACTACAACCACAACTACTATTCCACCGACAGAGGAAGAGCTGAACTTTGCAGAAACTGGTATTTATGAAACTAACAAAGAGAGATCGGATCGTGAGGCAGCAGAAGCAGAAGCTGCACGTATTCAAGCTGCACAAGATTGGGAACGTGATCAAAATCAGCAAGAAACAGGATATTGGGAACTAGACTCTGAGCGTAGAGATCGTGAGGCAAAAGAAGCCGAGATCGAAGCTACACTAGAAAGAGACAGGCAAAGAGAAAAAAACAATGAGCTTTATGGATGTTATATTACTGATGTTGCTTTGGAACGTGGCGATTGTGATACTTACGAGGAAATTATAGATGATGAAGAGGGATCAGATACCGAAGGAGAGTTTTATGAAGATGATGATATGGTACTTGAATTGGAAGATGAAGATGAGGTTTTGGAACTTGACACTCTCACTGAAGATGAAATATTGGAACTTGAAAAAGAGATGGAACGAGATGCAAAGGAATTGGAACTTGAAGAGGATCTTGAAATACTTGTTTTTGAAAGCGAAGAGGATCTTGAGGAGTTTATAGACACAGTTTTAGAGGTAGAGGAATATTTAGAAGAGTTTGAAGAGATCGAAATAGTTATTGTTGAGGATATAGATCTAGAGGATATTGAAATAATTATTATTGAAGAGGAAGAGGAAGAGGTAGAAGATGAAGTTTTTATTACTGAGGATAAAGAGAAAGATGATGTGGAGGATATTGTGGTTATCACACCTGAAGCAACAGAAACTGACGACGAATTTGTTATTACTGAAGAGCTTGTTGAGGAATTTGAGGAAAAAATAGAGGAGATTGTAGTTATAGATCTACCTGAGATCACAGAGGAAGAGATAGAGGATCTAAGCGAAGAGGAACTTATAGAGTACCAAGAGGCAAAAGAAGAGGCAATCGTAGAGTATGTTGAAGAGCTGGAAACAGAGGAAGTAATAGAAATAGTTGAAGAGATCAACAACATCGGCATTGAAAATTTAGATCAAGTAAGCGAGGAAGTAATAGAAGTTATTAGCGTTGTAGTTGAGGAAACTATAAACATAATACAAGATGATCCATCAGAACTTACAGAAGAGCAAGTTGAAACAGTAGCAGAGGTTTTTGGAGTTGAAAAAGAGGATGTTGAAGTAGTAGCCGAGCTTGTAGAAAAGGATGAATCAGTAGAAGCTGCGGTTGAGGAATATGTAGAGAGAGCTGTTGAAAGTGCAGATGACTCATCTCAACCATTTACTTTGGCGGATGTTGTCGTAGAAATCCAAGTTGAAGAGTTTGTTTCTGATCCAATAGGCACTTTAATAGATGTAAGAGTAGAAGATTTTAGTGTAAGTGAAATTCAAAATTCACTCACGCAGGATCAAAAGGAAAAAGCACAAGAGGTCGTTGTTCCTGTTCTTTTAACAAGAATCATGAGCATGGTTTCAATGGTAGGTTATAGGAGACTAGGGTGATAAAAAAATTAAAGGATTGGTTTATCGAGGCTATTAGAGAGACAGTAGGACTCTCATGGACTCTCGTGGGACTTGTAATTTCTTATTTTACGTTGACTGGAGCTGCACAAAGAATTACAGGCATGGGTATTATCATAACTCTTGCCGTGTGGCTAGTAACGATCAATTTTAGAAAAGGATAAAATTGACTTGCTTTTTTTCACGATCTATCTAATGTTCATGATGTAGTTAAAACTGGTCGTATGATAAGAAAACGAGCCTTCAGATGAAAAGCTGAAAAGGGACTACTAAAGAAGCTAGAGAACAGATTGAAATTTAGCAAGAGCTGTGAGAATCAGCTTAAATATAAAGGACTTGCTAATACGAACTCTCTAGCTTTTTTTGTTATTCTATAAAAAAACTTTGATATAATAAATTTATGTCAAATATACACAAATCATTACAATCACTCGCAGTAGATATAGATCAACTTTCTTTTATGGAAGGAAATCCACGAAAAGGTGACGTGGAAGCAGTATCTAAGTCTTATAAGCAGTTCGGACAAAGAAAACCGATCATTGCTACAAAGGATAACGTAGTTATAGCAGGAAACCACCAACTTGCAGCAGCACGAGAACTCGGATGGGATCAAATAGCTGTTTTGTTTGTTGAGGATGATGAAATAACTGCCAAAGCCTTTGCTTTAGCTGATAATAGAACAGCTGATCTTGGAACGTATGATGATGATCTATTAGCTGAGCTTTTAAGTGAAGTTAGCTCAGATCCTTTTCTTTTTGACTCAACAGGCTTTACAGAGAACGATCTTTTTGAATTACTGCCTGATCCTGCACCAATACAGGAAAAAGAACTCCCACCTATACCTGCAGAGCCAAAGACAAAGTTTGGCGATAGATATATGCTTGGGGATCATGTTCTAGTATGCGGTGATGCTCAATTGATCGAGTATTATCCTGATCAAGCAGAGATATGTCTCACAGATCCACCTTATTTTGTTGAATATGTAGGAAAAACCAAAGATAAGCTAGAAATACAGAATGATGGCAAAGAAATGGATCTAAATCTACTTGAGGACGCATTTGCTAACGTTTATGCAAGTATTCGCAAGAATATCTTTGTTTTTCATCCAAATAAGCACCACGCAGAGTTTTTAAGAGAGTTTAAGAAGTATTTTTATCTATCTAACGTGCTGATATGGGTAAAAAATACCTTTGCTTTGTCTAGATCAGACTTTCATTGGAGGTATGAGCCGATCCTTTATGGTTGGAAAGAGGGGGAAGGTCATAACTGGTATGGGGATAGAAAGCAATCTAATATCTTAGAATTTAATAAACCTGCAGCTTCTAGGGAACATCCAACGATGAAACCTTTGGATTTGCTTGAATATCTTATAAAATTAACTACACAAGTAGGGGACTGGGTACTAGATCCATTCGCTGGATCAGGATCTACTCTTTTAGCTTGTCATAACTTAAATAGAAAATGTTACAGTATTGAACTAGATCCAAAGTACTGCGATGTGATAATAGAGAGATTTGAAAACCAAACTGGCGAGAAAGCAGTCAAAGTAACAGACGAGGAGGAGTAATATTCCAGACTTAGAACAATTAGAGCTTCCTGATCTATGGGAGAGGCAGACTGGCGAGACAGTAAAGGCTTTTGAAGCATTTGTTGAGTATAGAGATATGGATGACCGATCTTATAGGGGGGTTGGGCAAAAGTTAGGCAAAAGTAAGACACAAATAGAAAAATGGGCTCGTAAATACTTCTGGCAGGAGCGTGTATTAGCTTATGCTGATTACTTAGACGAACAGAAACGTATAGTGCAATTAGCTGAAATAGAAGAGATGAATAAAAGGCAAATACGTGTTGCTAAGAATTTACAGGCAAAAGCAGCACAAAAACTTACTGAGATGAATTTAGATGAGTTAGACGCATCAGATTTAGTTAGATTCTTTATAACCGCTAGTGAATTAGAGCGAGAAGCTAGGGGAGTAAATCAACAAAACGTAAGTGTTATGCTACCACCAACAATGGTTATGGAGTGGGACTGGCAACAGCAAAGTAAAGAATGAGTCAAACTATAAACGTAACACCACCTGCTCTACATAAAGGGCAAAAGGAAGTTTTAAAATCTTTAGAGGACTTTAGGTACGTTATAGTTGCTGCAGGTCGTCGTTGGGGTAAAACATCACTATCAATAGTCGCTGCATTTGATAAAGCATTCAAAGGCGAGAAAGTATGGATCATATTTCCTGTATATCCACAGGCAATGGATTCTTTTAGAACTATAAAGAGTTTAGCTAGACAATTACCTGAAAACTATGTTCGTATTAGAGAAGTAGAGAAAAGAATAGAATTATCAAATGGAGGATCAATACAAATCAAATCAGCCGATAAACCTGAAAGACTAAGAGGTGCTGGCGGTATTAGTTTAGTGGTATTTGACGAGGCAGCATATCAATCAAAAGAAACGTGGGAGACTGTGCGACCTATACTTACAGACTCACTAGGTCAAAGTTTGTTTATTAGTACACCAAATGGGATGAATTGGTTTTATGAATTGTTTGAAAATGCAAAGAAAAGGGATCAATGGATTAGCTATCAGTATCCAACTGAATCAAATGAAAACATAGAAAAAGAAGAGTTGTTTCAGGCTAGAGAGGAATTAGGAAGTTTAGTGTATGCTCAGGAGTATTTAGCAGAGTTTACTGAGGTAGGACAGATGTTTAAACGCGAGTGGTTTCAATACTATGAAAGAATAGAACAGGAAGATCCTGAATATATAGTCGATGGCAAAGTTTACAAAGAGTCCGATCTTTCTATTTTTGGCACTATGGATACCGCTTTATCAGTAAAAGAAACAGCTGATTACTCTGTCATTATGTCTGTAGGTGCTACACCTGATGGCAAACTATTTATTCTTGATATACTAAGAGCTAGATTAGAAGCTCCAGAGCTTTTACCAAAGATTGAGCAAATGATCGACAAGTGGAATATGGCTTGGCTCGGTGTAGAGGACTCAAGTTTTGGTTTAGGTATTATACAAATGGCAAGACGCATGGGACTGCCAATAAAGAATCTAAAAGCAGATAAATCTAAAACAGCTAGAGCTGTTCCTGCAGCAGCAGGAGTAGAAAATGGCACGATCTATTTTTTGAAGGATGCCAAATGGTTGTTAGAATTTGAAAGAGAACTGACTAGCTTTCCATCAAGTGGATCTCATGATGATCAAGTTGATGCACTAGCATACGCAGCACGACATGGGATAGTTAGAGCGACAAAATGGAGTGTGACATAATTGGGACTGGTTGACAATATAAAAGATTTTTTTTCTCAAGAAAATGGTGGGCAAGAGACAAAAAGCTATAATAACTTTCCATCATCAAAGGTAGTGTTTCCTTATAACACAGACATAGGTTTTTTTAGTGGGACTAATCAAATGTCCCCAGAGGGCAACAGTGCTGCGTTAGCTTGTCTAAACGTACTAGGTACTGCCTTCTCTGAGCCTCCGATAGAGGTATATCAAACAACGACAGATGGATCTGAAAAAATATTAAATCATCCTGCAGCAGAACTACTCAAAGCTCCAAGTCCTTATCTTTCAGGCAACCTTCTCAACCAATATATAATTTCATCCATTTCAGTCGCTGGGGATGCTTTTATTATGAAGTTGAGAAATGAAGCAGGACAAGTTGTACAACTGTATCCACTAATACCTGAAAACGTAGAAGTAAAAGGTACTCAAGAAGAGTTAATTACACACTACGAATATAAACAAAAAGGACAAAACTTACACATTCCAAGAGAAGATATGATCCACCTTAGAGAAAAAATAGATCCTCGTAATCACAGAAGAGGACTT